TAGGCCGCGACCGGCTGCTTGATCAGCGTCTCCTCGTCCTCGGCGTCGGCGTACCGCACCCACAGGTACTCCCAGCCCTTCTTCTCGATCCCGGTGATGCCCCCGACCTTGAGGTCGGTGGCGTTCGGGCTGGCGGCGAACTTGAAGGCGATCTCCCAGTCCTCGGTGCCGCGCTGCGAGCCGGACGCGCCGAGGAACAGCACCTCGCCGCGGGCGAACCCCTTGAACGGGGCGTGGTTGACCCGGCCGGTCAGGTAGAAGAGGGTCGTCTTGTACGCGCCCGTCACCAGGGCGATGGGGATGTAGTGCGTCTCGGTGAAGTTGAAGACGGGGATGGTGATGTCGGTGCCCTCGACCGAGTCGGTCGAGACGCCGATCGCCCCCTGGAAGTCCGGCGGGTCGTCGCCATAGCTGGCCACCGTCTCCAGGCTCTGCGTGATCTTCTGGTTGCCGCCGCCCGTGTCGAACGAGTACGAGCTCTGGCCCGCCTCCTTGGGCTCGAGCTTGCCGTAGCGGGCGGTGACCTCCCAGACGCCGCCGCCCTGGTGGGCGATGTGGTAGTTCTGGAACACCAAGTTGCCGTAGGTCAGCGGCAGCGTGGCCTGCACCAACGCCCGCACCTCGGCGTCCAGTTCGGTGCCCAGCACCATGAACTGCAGGTCCACCGACGGGCTGTCGATCCCGACGGTGGCTTCGCGGCTGTCGAACTTCTCGATGATGATGGCGGGCAGAGGCATTAGACCGTAGGCTGGAGACCGGAGCCAGGAGAACCAAGCGATGCGTGATCACACGAAACTTCGGGCGTTTGAGTTGGCTGACGGATTGGCCTTGAAGACCTACCAGGTCACCGCGAACTTCCCGAAGCACGAGTTGTTCGGATTGACTTCGCAGATGCGACGAGCGGCCGTCTCGGTCCCGTGCAACATCGTCGAGGGCCGTGCGCGTCGCAGCGAAGCGGAATACCTCCGCTTCCTCGATGTCGCTTACGGTTCGGTGCGGGAGCTTGATTACCAGACCACATTGGCTCATCGGCTGGGGTATCTCGGTGATGAAGAGTTCGCATCGCTGCACTCCGTCTGCGTGGAAACGAGCAAGGTGCTCAACGGACTGATCCGGGCCATCCAGGGCTGATTTCTGGCTCCAGCCTCCGGTCTCCAGCCTCAAGTCTTAGCGAAAGCAGTACGCCGATGAAGTTCGTCCAGGCGGTGCCGAGGAAGCTGACCGTCTCGACCCAGGCGACCTGGATGCCGGCCCAGGCGTCGTTGAGGAACCGGGCCAGGCCGTAGACCGCCCGGTAGAAGGTGTCGATGAAGAAGTTCTTGAAGTCGATCCACTTCTCCTCCAGCCAGAGGACGCCCTTCTGGAACTCCATCTTGAAGGTGAGCCAGAGGATGCGGGCCGCCAGTCCTATATTGCCGGCGGCCAGGGCGTCCGAGATGCCTTGCCACGCCGCGATGGCCGTTTCCTTCAGTCCGTTGAACTGCTCACCGAGCCAGCCGAGGGCCTGACTGCCGGCGTCGGACGTGTAGATCAGGTAGCCGGCCAGCGCGACCACGGCGGCGGTGACCAGGCCGATCGGACTCAAGATCGCCGCGACGACGGCGGCCAGGATCTTGAACACGGCCACCGCACCCATGATGAGTGACACCAGCCCGCCGATGGCCGCGCCGACGAACGAGATGGCCCCGCCGGCCGCGATCAGGGCCACGCCCACGCCGACCACGGCGGCGATCACCTTGGCCACGGTGACGATGACCGCCTTGTTCTCCTTCACCCAGTTCACCACCCCGACCACGAACCGGGTGATCGTGCCGAGCAGCGCGGTCAGGTCCGGGGCGAGTGCGCCGCCGATGGCGAAGGCGGCGGCCTTGAGCGTCTTGATGAGACGGTTCCAGGCGTCCTGCAGGTCGGCGGCCGACTGGGCCTGGTCGGTGCCCACGGTCAGCCCGAGCCGGTTCGCTTCCGCCCGCAACTCGTCGATCCCCTTCGCCCCAGCAGAGAGGAGCGGGATGAGCTTCTGGCCGGACTTGCCGAAGACGTCCATCGCCAGGGCGGCCCGCTGGGTCGGGTTGCCGACCTGGGCGATGCGGTCGGCCAGCAGGCGGAACAACCTTATTTAGTAGATGGTGAGGCACGATGGTGTTCCGAAACCAGTTCAAGATTTCGGGGTTAAAGAGGTTCAACTGTAATGATTTGGGCGCTGGCGGGTTGAGAAGATAGACCGTGTTCGATTGCAGTTGGAGGTCTTCCCGATGCGAGTCGTTCTTCTGTTCGTTGGCTTTTTCTGTGTTGCCTCGGTCGTCGCAGACGACAAGGGCTACAAACTCGACCCCGGCCCGTTTAAGGTGCAGACCGTTGAGAAGGTCACGCTGCACGACAAGAAACGGAAGAAGGAACTCATCGTTCGGGTCTACTACCCGAAGGGCGACGGCCCTTTCCCGGTCATTGTGTTTTCGCACGGGTTCGGGGCGGGCATCGAAGTATACTCCAGCGTGAGCCAGCATTGGGCCAGTCACGGCTACGTCACCATTCATCCCCAACACGCCGACGCCCGGAAAACTGGCGGCGAGGGCGAGCGACCGAAGTTGGGCGGGGGCGGATTGAGCAACCTTTCGTCCGGCCTCGGTGATCGGGTCAAGGACGTGTCTGCTGTTCTCGACGCACTTGAAGAACTGGTGAAAGAAGTTCCTGACTTGAAGGGATTATTGGACAAAGATCGCATTGGGGTGAGCGGCCATTCCTACGGGGCGTGCGTGTCCATGCTAATCGGGGGCGTGACCGTGGAGGCCAACGGTAAAATGCAATCGTTTGCCGATTCACGGGTAAAGTGTGTCCTGCCCTTCTCGGCGGCGGGTACGGGGGAATATGGACTCACAAAAGAAAGCTGGAAGAAGGCCGAAACTCCTATCCTCTACGTCACAGGCACAAAGGACATTCGGCCCGGTCACGATGCGGCGTGGCGGAATGAGCCGTTCGATCTTAGCCCGCCGAAGGACAAGCACCTGCTCGTTATCGAGGGGGCCAATCACTTCTCCTATGGAGGCGGGCCAGCAAGAGGTGGTTTACAAGGTCGTGGCGGTGATGCTTACGGCCCGCTGGTAAAGGCGTCGTCATTAGCCTTCTGGGACGCCTACTTGAAGGATGTTCCCGAAGCCAAGTCGTTTCTTAAAGCTGATGGCGGGATGGTCAAGTTTGCTGGCAGCAAGGCAAAGTTCACTGCGAAGTAAGGCTGGCCATGCCGCTGGTGCAGCAGACGACCGACACCAGTTCGTTCGTGTCGCCGCGGAAGATGCCGCCGCCGGAGTCCCCCGACGAGACGCTCAGGACCATCCGCAGTTGTCCCTGGCCGTTCTCCCGCTCGGCGACGGTGCCGTCCTCGCGGTTGCCCGGCCGGTCCACGCCGAAGCCCATGTGCCAGACCGGCGTGTCCACCGCCGGGTTGCTCTCCGCGATCAATGCGTAGGGCAAGTCCTTGACCTCGTCGTCGGTGACGCACCAGGCCACGTCCGGCGTCTTGTGGAAGGCGACGACGCGGATCCCGAACGAGCGGCCGTCCTTGAGGGTCAGCGTCCCCCGTGCGCCGACGCCCGAGACGCAGTGGGCGGCGGTGAGCACGTCCCAGCGGCCGTCGGGCCGGCGCGGGCCGATCACCGTGGCCGTGCAGCCGGCGGTGCCGAAGCGGATGCGGCCCAGGGCGTTCACCGGGTCGAGCTTGCCACCCTCCGGCGGCTTGGGGTCGGGCTTGGGCGGCACCGGCGGCACCGGCGTGCAGGACTCGATGGTGACGCTGACGCGGGCTTCCTCGACCGACAGCGTGCCGTCGGTGTTGGTGATGACGAGCAGTTCGACCTCGTAGGTGCCGGGGTGGGCGGCGAACTCCAACAGGCCGCGCGGGCTGGTGGCCCGCTGCACGTCCTTCGACGGGTAGACCCGCCACAAGAGCGCGGCCTTGGCATCGACGCCCTCGGCCTTGAGCCGGACGAGCGAATGCGGCTTGTACTTCGTCTCGCCACCGATGCGGATCGGCTCGGCGTGAACCGCGAGCGGCGCGAGAGCGAGCAGACAGACGGCGAACAGGAAACGCATGGTGACTCCTCGGGTGGTGATCAGGGGGCGACGACCCAGGTGGGCGGGTTGACGGAAAAGGTCGGCTTGACGGTGACGCTGACGGTGATCGCCTCTTCGAGCGACTCGTTGCGGCTGAAGTTGGTGACCATGCAGGTCGCCCGCAGCCCCTGCGAGCCGGGCACGTTCATGGGTCCGTCCATGACGGCGAACTCCATCGCCCCGCGGTTGAGGAACGTGTCGCGGATGGCGGCGAAGTCGTCGTCGGCCGTGTCCCAGACCATCTCGAACTCGATCGACCCGTCCTTGAGCGTGGCCACGGTCGCGCGCCAGCCGGCGTTGCCGCGGGTGGTGACGTCGGCCTCGCCCGCTTCGAGGTTCAACGTGACATCCTTGACGTTGGCGATCTCGTTCCAGGCGGGCGAGGCGAACGTGCCGGTGTTGCGGTACAGCTTGGCGTCGAGCCCGAGTTTCACGGCCATCGGTGTCTCCTCAGCGGACGGAGTTCTTCCACATAGGCGGCAGTTGGGCCTGCTCGGCCTCGAAGGCCGGCCCCATGAACGGCCGGGGGCGGTAGCGGAGCCGGCGCGTCTTGGCTTTCGTCCGGCGGACCGCCTCGCCGCCGTGTTCGAGCAAGCGGGGAGCTTGCGACTCCGCGCGGATCAGCGTCGGCCCGATCACGACCGACTTCCGGGTCGGGTCGTAGGCGAACAGGATGAACTTCCGCAAGAGGCCGACGTGCGAGTGCGGCGGCGATCCGGGCGGGCTGGTGCCCTTCTTCTTGCGGATCGACGTCTTGGCCCGCGTTCGCACGAACGCCCCGAACCGCGACAGCACCCGCCGGGTGCCGGCATCGACGGCGTTCTTGACCTTGGCCCGGTCGAAGAAGCCCTGCTTGGCGGCCTGGAAGGTCATCGTGATCACGGCTCACCTCCAGACCTTGAACGTGAGCGTGAGGACGCTGGTGAACTGGCGGAGTTCCTCCAGGTGCTCCGCCGCGTAGATCGGCTCGTTGGCCACCTCGGTGCAGCGGGCCTGCGGGAAGCCGGCCAGCGGGTGCGAGCGGAAGTGGTCGGCGATCTCCTCCACCAGTTCCATGAGAGCATCGAGGTTCCCCACGCTCGGCTCGACCTTGCGTTGCACCGCCACGTCGATCTTGAAGTCGAAGCTGTCCCGGTTGCGGTCGAGGGCCTTGCTGGCCACCGAGCGTGGCACGACGCTGACCCGCAGTTCGGTCATCTCCGAAAGCTCGAAGCACGGCTGGTAGTGCCGCACGGCGACGAGCGGCTGGCTGAACGCGGTGGCGTTCAGTTGCTCGACGACGGCGTCGGCCAGGGCCAGGATCGTCGCGGGCATCGGTCACTCCTGGGGGACCAACGCCCGCAGCACCCGCAGCACCAGGTCATCGACCGGGGACTTGGTGGCCCGAACGATCTCGGTCAGGGCGTCGGAGTGCAGGATCGCCTTGAGGACCGGCAGAGCCTCGCGGAGCCCCGCCGGATCTTGCCGGTGCAAACCCAGGAGTTGTCGCATCAGTTCGAGCATCACTCGGCCCCCACTTGCTTGGCGTGAACCCGCAGCACCTTGCGGAACACGTCGGACCACCGCCACGCGGGCTCCTTGCCCGGGGCCATCACCTCGTACACGAACGTCTTGCCGCCCTGCGTCTCGCGGATCACGTCGCCCCGCTCGGGCAGGACCGCGTTGCCGCCCAGCACCAGGTCGGCCGCGTGGATCAGGAAGTCGCGGTCGGTCCACTCCATCCGCACGCCGCCGTAGCCGTCGTCGAGCTTCAAGAGCGTCCGCCCGATGGTTGCTTGCAGGCTCACCTCGTCGGCCCCGCGCCGGTACGCGACCGGCCGTGAGGCGTGTTCCTTGAGCCTCTCGGCCAGCCAGTCGGAGCCGGTCCGCAAGAGGTCGGGCATGGCATCCTCACTGGCTGAGCCGGACGCGGACGTGCGGGCTGCCCGGCCGGGAGTCGACCAGCACCGCCTTGCCCAGCAGCTTGTGACCGGTCGCAGTCTTGGTGGCGAAGCCGTCGCCCGGATCCCAGTAGGCCAGATCGCCGACGTTCCACTCGGAAACATCGTCTACCGGGAAGTCGAACACGCCGACGACGGCGAGTGCCCCAAGCTTGCCAGCCTTGATGTCGAGCTTGGCGACGCCGACCAGTTCGCCCTGCACGACCACGTCCCCGGCCGCCACGTCGGCCACCGGGATGTGGTCGATGGTCCCGCCGTCGTGGATGAAGATCACCTGCGCCATGTTTGCCTCCGAGTGGGGATCACGCCTCGCCCTTGACCTTGATGCCGGCCAGGTCGACGCCGAAGTCGAAGTAGCCGCGGAACTGGATGCCCAGCTTGTTGAAGTCGGCGTCCGCCGCCTCCACCGTCGGCGTCTGCACCCCGTCGAGGAAGCTCACCGCCACCGGGGCCAGCACGCCGGGGTTGCGGAACAGGTACCACGCCTTGGCCGAGTGCCCCGCGAACTCCGTGTCGCTCAGCCAGTCGCACACCACCGGGCGGTACTTGCCGGCGTGGATGTTGTCGTTGGGCACGCTGTCCTTGGTGGACGCCCCGCCGGTGTTGACCGTCGTGCTTTGGTAGAGCCGCTGGGCGACGAACTGCAATTCCGGCGGCACCAGCAGGATGGTCGGCGTCCCGCCGATCCGCTTCTTGTCCGGCGACTTCAGCTTGCGGAAGGCCAGGATGCCCTCCTGCAGCCCGGTCCCGTCGAGGCCCAGCGCGGTGTTCGCCCCGCTGATGAAGTTGCCCCGCGGGGCGGTGAAGAACGAGGATTTGTTGAGGAACGCCTTCCAGAACACGCTGTTGAGCTTGCGGGCCGCCCCGGCCCCCAGCCGGTCGCGGATGTCGTCGAACGCGCTCATGTCGTCGTCGATGATCTTCTCCCGCGTCAGCGCGAACATCTTGCCGTAGGTCTTCGCCTGCCGGGTGTACGTCTCCTCCGCCACCGTCCCGTGCTTGATCTCGCCGTCAGGGGCCACCTCCTCGTACTCCATGTTGTCGAGCAGGCGGTGGCTGGTGACCGTCTTGAAGTCGCTGACCGAGCGGACGATGGCGATCTCCCGCCAGGTCTGGTCCTCCTCGCGGTAGGCGTCGAGCAGTTCCTTGTTGGCGAGGTTGGACAGAATGGCGGGCAGCGACAGCGTACTCGTCCCGGCCGCCCGCACCGTCATCGGCAGCGTCCAGGCGTAGTACATGGCGTCGCCGAAGCTGCGCTTGTCGATGAACGGCGACCCGGTGTAGCCGTTGGCCCGGGCCACGAAGTAGATGACCTGTCGGATCTTCAACCCCGGGCCGTAGCGGTCCTCAGCCGCCTGGAGCAGGTCGGCGGGGTAGTGCCGCTCGGGCTGCATCGGCGGCCGCGTCAGGGCCAGTGCGGCCTCGAGCATCTGGGCCGCCGGGAAGCGGTCGTCGGCGCGGGTGCCGGCCACCGCCGGGGCGGCCGGGCGGTCGAGCCGAAGCCGGTCGAGTTCGGCCCGCGTCTCGTCCCAGCCTTCCTCGATGGCCTGGGCCTCCACCTCGGGGTGCGTGCCGGCGAAGACGCGACGGACCGCGGCGATCCGCTTCACCTCGGCGGCGGTCGCGGTACGAAGCGACTGTACGGGGTCGCCGGCCGCGAGGTCCGGGCCGCCGGTGGCAGTGGATGGGGTGGTCATGGTCGAACCCTCCTGGGCCTTGGCGGCCACGCTCGCGCTGGTGTTGCCGTCGGCCCCGAGGTCGACGAAGCTGATCTCCCCCAACGTGGACTTGCGGACGACGACGACCGGGCCGGGGAACTCGCGGCCGTTCGCCGCCGCGACCTGGCCGTCCTTGACGAACTCGTACTGGTCGACCCGCGCGCCGATGCTCGCCTGCCAGGGGAAGCCGTTCCGCGAGCCGGCCACCACCCGCTCGGTGTCGGGGCCGGGGATGCTCAACACGCCGGATGCCACCAGCCGCCCGTCCTCCTGGGCGATGGCGTGGGTGTGCCCGACCAGCCGATCGGTGTTGTGCCCGACGCGGATCGGCCGGGACTGCGACGGGATGGTCAGGCCCGCGAGGTCGACCACGACGGGGTGCTTCCACCCCTCCAGCCGCATGGCCCCGCCGGTGTAGGCGACCATGTGGAACCGGGGCAGCGCGGGCGTGCCGTCGGGGGCCTTGCCCGCGTCGGCCGGTGCGACGCGCATCTCGGCCGTCAGCCACAGGCTCTCAGGCGTCGGTTCGGGACCGTTCGTCGTCATGCTCGGTGTCCTCCTCGGGGTCGTCGGGGTCGGTCGGTGCGGGCGCGGCCGGTGCGGCAACGAGCCCCAGTTCGGTCATGAGCGCGACCTCCTTGGCCCGCTGCCGCAGGGCGTCCTCCCAGTCGCGGCCCTGGCGGGCGTACTCCTGGGCGAGGGTGGTCGTGTGGTTGGCCAGGCGGGTCGCCTGGGCCGTGGCTTCCTTGGCGGGGTCGACGTGCTCGTGGCCGTCCCAGAACCAGGCGTGTTCGACGGCCGCGATCGGCCCGAGGCCGGGCGGCAGCAGACCGGGGACGAGGGCCGCTTCGTCGAACCACGCGGCCAGGACGCGGTCGAGGACCACGTCTTCGAGGTGGGCCTGCTCGACGCGGATCGCCTTGAAGTACGTCTGGTGGTCGAGCCGGCCGGACGCGTAGTTGTAGCCCGAGCTGTTGCCCGCCGCGACGTTGAACGGCATGTTCAGGCAGCGGGCGATCTCGTTGAGGATGACTTCGACGAACTCCTTGTGGCCGGTGGTCGGCTGCTCCGCTTGCAACTGGCTCATCTTCCAGCCGCCGGGCATCGTCACCAGTGCCCGCTTCTCCAGTTCGATCGGCTCGAGCGGCTCGGCGGCGTCCGCCTCGCCGCTCGCCGGCGCGTCGGTGTAGAGGATGCCGGCGAAGTCGGCTGCCGTCTCGGCGGCGGCCAGCACTGCGAGCGTGAACCGCCGCAACTGCGCGAACAGCGGCAGGGCCGGCGTGATGTCGGGAACGCCCCGCGCCTGGCCGGGCCGGTCGCAGCGGAACCAATGCACCACCGATTCAGCGGGCACGCGGTCGAACGCCAGCGGGCGGCGGAAGGCCGCCTCCCCGGGATGATCGCGGAGGACGTGGTACTCGACCGGGTTGCCCGCCGCGTCGAAGACGATCCCGTCCACGCTCGCGTCGAGCCGTGGGTCCGGGGTGGTCACCTGCTCGGCCTCGATCAGGCGGACGTCGAGTTGCACCGGCAGCGGCAACCGCGGGTTGCTGGTCAAGACGGCGAACGCCTCGCCGTCGGTGGCCCGCGCCAGCCGCATGGTGCGGAGCTTCTCGGGCAGCCGCACGGCGGTGGCCCAGCGGGCGAACTCGTGCTCCACCCGCCGGTTCGTCTCGGGATCGTCGGAGAGCAACTGGAGTCGCGGTCCGGTACCGATCACGTCGTTGGCCAGCGTGAGGACGATGCCCTTGGCGTAGCTGTTGTTGGCGGCCTCGTAGCGGGCGCGGTTCCTCAGGACGCGGCGAACGTCCGGGCTGTTGGCGGCGTTGGCCGAAAGCCCGTCGGCGGCCGCCCAGTGGCGGCGGTTGTCGTCGGTGGTGATGGCGGCGTCGTACCGCGCGCGGACGACACGCACCGTCGCCGGCCGCGACGGCGACCGGTCACTTCCGGCGATCAGGTTGGCCAGCCAGCGGAACATTCAGTCGGCCCCCGGCGGAACGATCTTGTTGAACCGCAGGCCACGGTTCGGCTTCTTGGCAGCCTCTTTGGACGCGAGGTAGCGGTCGGCCTCGATCTGCTCGGCGAGCTTGTGCTGCTCGACCGAGCCGGCGTCGCCGGACGCTTTGGCCGGCCCTTTCGCGTTCTGTTCGATGGCGTCGTCGAGTTCGTCGGACATTCGCGCAGGCCCACGAAAAAGCGGCGATCCCCGGGCCGCTGCCGGCCGGGTCGGGATGGCCTTGATCGTTACCTATGCCGTCCGTTTTCGAGTTGTCCGCGTGCGATGAGATTCTTCGAGTGGCTTGCTACATGTGGCCGTCGGCGGTTGTCGGGGTGAGAATCGCCTCGAACGTGACGACCCTCCGGCCACATCCGAGGCATTTCTTCCGCCGACGAATCCGTCCATCGGACAACGGTTCCGTGTGAGTCGTCTTGAACCACCCTCCGCCGCAGCGGGGACAGCGGATGCCGATTGGCTTTCGCGGCGGAGGACTGGGCTTCATTTTCGTGTCCGTTGTTGAAGCTGCTTGAAGCTGACCCGGCCGCGCTTGGCCGGCTCACGACCGCCGGTGCCAGGCAGGATGGCCCCCTGGATCGAGGCCGCGACCGCCGCACCGACCAGGCCGTCGAGCCAGTGGTTGTCGCTGCGTTCGGGCCGCAGCTTCCACTCGTCCACCGTGCGGCCCCGCCCCTCGGTCTTCACGCGGTATTCGGCCGTGACGTGTTCCGCGAAGAGGCGATGCGTCTCGGGCTTTTCGCCGAAGAGCGACAGGCAGCCGCGCTCGCCCATCGGCACGGCCAGGCGGGCGTGAACGAAGCTCTTCCAGAAGTTGGTGTCGAAGAGGGCGTGCCGCACCGCCCGCTTGCCCTGGACGTTGGGCATCCGCCAGTTGAAGCCGACCCGGTCGCCCGGCCGCCGCTTGTACTCGCTGAACGGCTGGCTCGACGCACCTACGAACCGCCCGTGGCTCGGCAGCACCACCCCGGCATGCGCCGACTGCCGGCAGAACTGGTAGACCACGTCCGTCGAGGAGCCCCAGTTGGCGTCGATCAGGCACCGTTCGACCCGCAGGTCCGCGCCGTCGTCCCGCCGCCAGGCCCGGCCGAGGATCTGGCCCGTGAGCGTCTCCAGCCCGGCGTAGATCGCCGCCTCGACGCCGCCGGGCAGGATCCCGGTGAGCGTCGGCCGGGCGTCGCGGAGTGTGAAGTACGGCCGCTTCTGGTCCGGGTAAGCGCCGTAGTCGAGGACGTAGCCGGTGAAGTCGTCCTCCCACCCGGCCACGAGCCAGAACAACAAGTTCCCCTGCACGTCGATGAAGGCGGTGACGTGGTTGACGCCGACCGGCACCTCCCCGCGCTTCATCCGGTTGAGCTTGCCGGCGATCTGCTCGACGGTCAGTTCGTCGTCGCTGGCCGTCTCGGCCGGCAGCGGTTCGTTCTGGTACTCGGCGAAGAAGGCCGCCTCGTCCTGCAGCCGCAAGTTCATCGCGTGCTGGATGGCCGACAACTCGTCGTGGTTGAACCGCTCCGGCCAGGCCACTACGGCCCCTTCATCCATCGCCGCGCGGTGTTCGCGGTAGAAGGTGGTCGCTTCCTCGCCGCCGTTGCCTTGCCGCAGGCTCTCGGCGCGGACCTCGGCATACCGCTTCCACAGGGCCTCGTCGGTGGGGAAGGCGTAGACGAGCTTGGTCCTCTGGCCATTCCACTCGGGGTGGCGGTCCCGGTCGAGGATGGCGTCGGCCATGTCGCCGGGCCGGATCACCGTACAGGGCATGATCCCCGAGATCTTCGTGCCCGGCCCGGACAACCCCAGCACTGCCCCCGCGAGGATGCTTTCGCGGGTCGCACACTGGCTCAGGCTGCGGGCACTCTCATCGGTCTGCGGGTCGTCGAGGACGACGAGCGTCGGCCGCACCGTGCGGCCGTCGGCCCGCTTGTACTTCATCCCCCGGATGCGGCCGGTGATGCCCGCCACCTTGATGATCGCGCCCGAGGCCTTCGAGGTGCCGTCGTCGCGGACGAACGGCCGCAGGTCGTCGCACTGGAGCCAGCCGTCGGGCTTGAGCGTCGGCAGCACCACCTCGCGGGCCGTCCAGCCGATGTGCGTCCGCTCGCCCTTGTACAGTTGCCCGTTGCAGCGGTTGGCGATGCCGTCGAGCGCCTGGATCGGAAAAACCGCCTCGGGGAAGTCGGCGAGCAGCAGGTCGTTGCCGTCGAGCTCCATCTTGATGGCGTCGAGCATGTCCATCGCGTGGCCTTCGTCCGACCCGATCAGGCAGACGAACTCGCGGTGCCCGTACAGCACGGCCCAGATGCAGGCGCACTCCGAGATGGTGGACTTACCGCTGCCGCGCGGCATCGCCATCGCAAACAGCCCGCCGCGCAGCACGGCCTGCTCGATGCGGGCGATGACCTTCAAGTGGTCCTGGGACCAGGGCAGGTGGAACGTCAGCGGGAAGTAGCTGTCGCAGAAGAAGCGGAAGTCGCCCGCCGCCCGCGCCTTGCGGCCCGGGTCCGCCACGTTCGGCAGGTCGCCGATGTCGCGGCCGGCCAGCGACAACGCCAGGTTGCGGGCGCGGGACCGCTCCTTGACCGCCTCATAGGGGTCGGCCTCGGGTTCGCGCTTCGGGGCGTGCCGGATGCTCACCAGCCAGGCGACGTACCGCAGCAGATCGACGTGGCGGGCGTCGCCGATCCGCAGGCCGGCGCGGGTGCGATGGCGGTACAGCTGCCGCTCGCTGATCACCTCGCCCAGCGGGGTCGAGTTCAGCAGCCGGCAGAGCTCGCTCGGTCGCAGTCGCCGCGGGTCAGTCGCCACCGCTCCGCTCCTTCACCAGCCAGGCCGCGTAGTGCACCAGGTTGATCGTCCCGTCCGTGTTCGCCGGCGCGCCCGCCGTCAGGTCGGCCCGGATCATCTCCTCCGTCACCCGCTCGCCGCCCACCTTCGACAAGAGACGAGCCGCGTTGGCCACAGACAGGGCGTTCGGGTTCAGACCGCCGGCGGGCGTGTCGTCGCGTGCGTCGTTCATCGCGGAAATCCCTGAAAAACCAGCCGGAATCCTCGCCTTCTGCGCTTCCCTGTCGGGCGGACCGGAGGTAACTGTGACAGCGCGTTGATGAACACGCGAACATCACCACCGGAGGCCCGAACATGGAACCCCGCAAGACCCCCAAGCCGAAGCTGACCGCCGAGGCCGCCTACGAGAACTCGCACCTGGTCGCCCGCGACCTGCTCGACCGGATCAACGAGTTGCTGCAGGACATGCCCGCCCCGGGCGACGACGGCCGCCCGATCCACTGGGGGCACGTCGGCGACATCAACCACGTCAACGCCCTGCTGCTCCAGGCGGTCGCCTTCCTCGACCGCAGCGAGCAGTAGGAGCCGAAACCCGCCCCGGCGGGTCGCGGCGGGTGGCTCCCGCCGCCTGACGAAGGCAGCCACAACCCCGACGCGAGGACGACGACCATGACCGCGACCAAGAAGACCACCGGCAAGAAGGCCCCGGCCAAGAAGCCCGCCACCGCCAAGGCGACCAAGCCCGCCAAGAAGCCCGCCCCGCCCGCGACCGAGGCCGCCCCGGTCGCGCCGCCGTACCCCGGCTACGAGCCGTACGACGTGGTGCAGATCTGCGACGATGGCACCTGGTCCGACTTCGAGACGATCCGCACGCCCGAGGAGGGCGAACACGCCCGCAAGCTGTGCGAACTCACCAGCGAACGCACCTACCGGATCGTCGCCGGCGACAAGCAGACGGTGAAGGTCGCCCCGCCCGCGCCGAAGCCGGAACCGAAGACGCGGACGAAGAAGGCCAAGCCCGAGCCGAAGCCGAAGAAGGTCAGTGCGCTCGACGCCGCCGCCAAGGTGCTGGCCACGACCGGCGAGCCGATGACGACCAAGGCGATGATCGAGGCCATGACGGAACGGAGCCTCTGGACGAGCCCCGGCGGCAAGACGCCTTCCGCCACCCTTTACGCTGCCATACTGCGCGAGGTGGCCACGAAGGGGGCCAAGGCCCGGTTCCGCAAGACCTCCCCGGGCCACTTCGCCTTCAACACCGAATCGACCAAGGATTGACACGCCGCTACCCTCCGCTCGCCCGCGAGGCCCCACTCTTCCGCCAGGGTTGGGGCCTCTTCTCGTTGGCCCCGTTGGCTACCCCGGCAAGCCGGCCGCGACTGGGGCGAACGTGGGCGAACCGGTGGCCTCGTCCACGCCGAGGAACCGGACCGGCTTGCCGAGTTCGCGGGCCAGGGCGATCTCGGCCCGCACGCCGGTGCTCTCCCGCCAGCCGTCGAGCATCAGCACCACCACTTCGTCGCATCGCGCCAGGTAGGCCCGGTCGATCGGCTCCCAGAAGTCCCAGCCGGTCGGCAGCGCGAACGCCACGAGCGGGTGGCTGTGGACGATCGGCGAGAACACAACGAACCCCGCCTTCAGCAACGCGGCGGTCGCCCGGCAAGCAGCGTGGTAGCGTTCTTCCCGCACAGCCGGGTCGGCATGCGAGTACGGTGAGGCCAGGTAGATCACGCCGGCACCTCCTCGACGGCCGGGACGCGCTCGGCCTTTCGCCCGGTGAACTGCTCCCAGCGGGTGACGATGACGTCCGCGTAGAGCGGGTCGAGCTCCATGAGGAACGCCTTGCGGCCCGTCTGCTCGGCGGCGATGAGCGTGCTGCCCGAACCGCCGAACAAGTC